CTACCCATAACCTTCACACTAGTTTCGAACGCACAAACTAGAAAATGGCATTAAAATAATAATTAGCATAATAATTATATCGGATTAAGCATATTGTAGATCAATTTTCTTTTGACGAATCTCTTCCCAATCTGGATAACTTTCAGCATCATCATCAAATTTTTCATGGTAATAAATAGGAGCATTAAATACTTCCCTTAAATAATCTTTATCGGGATAAGAAAAAGGGTCAAGCATTAACTGTTTAAATTCATCACTATCAGTATCATCAGTTATACTCCTAGTTATTCGTCCTAAATAATCCTTGCAACATCGATCAAATTTATAATCTCCTGTCGTTCCTTGTTCAAGGTAAGTAGCATATTTCTGTCTATAATCAGCAAGTAATTCATCATTATCCACAATAACTTTTAAATGATGAAACATTTGTTGCAAGACATGATGCATATAATCGTTATTACCGTGATAATCCCACAGGTGGCCAACAACTCTCATCATTTGAAACATAGGTAATGACACATCAACTGTCGGATTAAACAACTTAAATAACTCACTTTCTCGATATGATACGACTGTAGGTTCACCATGTATTGAAACAGCCTTAAAATATCTCTTTAAAATTAGAGGACCTTTATATTTGATACGATCATGATTATCAACAATTGTATATAAATTTCTATACTCACCACTAGCATCAATTTTAATTTCACAACCTTGGTCCTCAATAATTGATTGAGAGAAAGTAGGGATACCTTTTCCTAAAAAATCAGGGATGCCTCTAGGACGCAATTTCTTATCCAAACATAATATAGGAGCAAGACTAAGAGGTATAGCAGCTATACCATCATCGCCAAAAAACTTTGCTATTATGTATTGAATATAGGCTTCCAATTCTTTATGGTATTTTTCCCATAATGTTTTATCAGGCATTGTTCTCAAATACTTATGAACTCGAAATAAATAAGTGAGAAATGAAATTGCTGACATAATTGTGTTTGATATAGAAGTTGCATACTCTCCACTAAACAAAATTCCAACAATTATTCTCCAAGAATATGGACCAATCCACTTAGTATAACTACTAGTTGAATTGTCAGCAGACCAACCTAAAAGAAATTTGACTAGTTCAAATAGTTTTTTTGTCACTACTATCATAATCTGCCAACATTAACATGAAATTCATCATTATGTGAAAAGGTTTTATAGATTGGTCCTGTCTACGGAGATCCCATGCCCAATAGAAAAACTGTTTTGGAACACCAGGAAGAGACCCTTTAAGTTCATCAAATAGCTTCCTTGCACCACCTCTTTGCCACTTATGACCAACTAAAATATAACGACGATTATACATCTTCTTAAAAACTGGTGCAAATATAATTTTATCTAACAAGAACTTTTCCATTTGCGCCAAAAAAAATAAACGTTGTTTCGAATCGTCGAGAAGTGCTTCAACTTTGAAAGCAATCTTGTACCATAAATATGGCAATTGTTTAATCATTTCTTCAGGAGATATTGTACCATCTTCATACATCTCAAGAACCTTAGTCAATATTCTCATTACTGAAAGCATAGCAGCAGTGTAAGCTTCTTCTTTAGTTGGTGATTTATTATTAATTGTACTACCCTTAGGTGGAAAAAACAAACCAGCCTTCGAATGACGAGGGTAGTCCATTTCCAAAACCTCAAGTCGTGGAAGTTTAAGATCAAAGTGATATAAATCAGGAAGTTTTATCTTTGCTTTACCAATTCTCAAATCTTTAATTAATTGTAAATAAGCTGAAGTTAACAAAGAAGGGTCACCATGCAAATTGTGGGTTGGTCGCAACATTTTAAGCAAGGACATTCTAATGTTATTATAGTTATCGCCAGCAATTTTAGCTTTTTTACAATCATCAAGAGCTGTATTCTCAGGCATAGTAAACTTTGTTTTGCAAATTGAGCAAAGATCTGCACCGGTATTGTGGATTATCATTCTAAAACATCCATAATGAACATTGACTTTCGTACATTTACAATGATGATCTGACTGAGGATAAATACCAGCTGTTAGACACAAATAACAAACCTCTTCTAATATAGGAGTGCCAACAGGTGCAGAACATAAG